TCATTATGAGTTTAAAAACGTAGACAGTAAAGCTACCCAAGATTTAAGCGCTTACGAAATAATACCCACGTATTACAGAAAGAGGGTTGATAAAATGAATAGCTTTATAAGCTGGATCGGTGGCAAGAAGTTACTGAAAAGAAAGATCATTGAACAGTTTCCAAAGAATTTTGACAGATACATTGAGGTATTTGGTGGAGCCGGATGGGTACTGTTCGACAAAGAAAAGCATGCGGACATGGAAGTATACAACGACATGAACGGAGAACTGGTGAATCTGTTCAGGTGTGTAAAATATCATCCGGATGCATTACAAAAAGAGCTGGACTGGATGCTGATATCCAGGGAACAGTTTTTCAACTGTGTTGCCCAAAATGAGATTCAGGGCATGACAGACATACAGAGAGCAGCGAGGTTCTACTGTCGAATAAAACTAAGTTTTGGTGCTGACCTTGATTCGTTTGGTGTGCGCTCAAGAGATATGCAGGGAACGATAGAATATCTGCAGAAAGCATCGAAGAGATTGAATAGAGTAGTAATTGAGAATGTCGATTTTGAGCGTCTTATAAAAACGTATGACCGGGAGTCGGCATTATTTTATTGCGATCCGCCGTATTATGATGCAGAAAAATATTATCCAGACAAGTTTCAGTCGGAAGATCATGCGAGACTGAGGGATGCGCTTTCCCGGATTAAAGGTAAGTTTATCCTGTCTTACAATGACTGTCAGGAGATCCGGGACTTGTACGCAGGATATGATCTGATCGAAGTAGATCGGCAGGACAATCTTGTAACGAAAACTAACCCACGTCGTTACAGGGAGTTAATTATAAAAAATTATTAGAAAAAAGTGGGTATTATTTCGGAAGTGGATGAAAGGTGGTGAGCCCGGATGACAAAAAAGCAGAAAAGATTTGTAGAAGAATATTTGATTGACCTGAATGCCACTCAGGCAGCCATTCGGGCGGGGTATTCTCCGACCACGGCAAAAGAGATCGGATGTGAAAACTTAACAAAACCTAACATTTCAGAAGCAATCGCGAAAGCAATGGCGGAACGTTCGCGAAGGACAGGGGTTAATCAAGATCGCGTACTTCAGGAGTTGGCCAAAATTGCATTTGCAAAGATCACGGACGCAGTGGATCCGAAAACAGCAACCGTGAGGGAAGATGCCTCCGAAGATGATTTGGCTTGTATTCAGTCGATTAAAATAAAACCGAATGAGTTCGGAACAGAAAGAGAAATCAAAATGTATGACAAAAGGTCTGCGTTAGTGGATCTTGGAAAACATCTTGGATTATTTAATTCCGATAAGGAGCAGGAAAAGCCGATTCAGATCACTTTTGTGAAGGCGAGTGAGAAGCAAGATGGCGGATAATATTGATTTTGCATTAAATGATCATTTCTATGATTTTGTGGATGACTGGAACTATAAATTTTATTTTCTGGTCGGCGGCTATGGAAGTTCTAAGAGTTATCATGTGGCCGTAAAACTGATTAAAAAATTGCTTGAAGAGAAACGAAAAGCTTTGGTTGTCCGAGAGGTCTTTGATACGATCAGAGACTCTTGTTATGACCTTTTGCAAGAAGTTGCTGAAGCTATGGGTGTTGATGGCTATTTGACGTTTACATCATCGCCGATGCAGGTCAAGTTTAGCAATGGCAGCAGGATTATTTTTAAAGGGATGGATAAACCGGCAAAATTAAAATCCCTGAATGGTGTATCCATCGTATGGATTGAGGAGTGTTCAGAAGTGAAATACGCAGGATTCAAGGAGATACTCGGACGTTTGAGGCATCCGACTCTAAGCAATCATATCATTCTATCAACAAACCCGGTCAGTAAAGGAAACTGGTGTTATAAATATTTCTTTCAGGACAAAAAGAAGAAAGTATTTGTTTTAGATGATGAGAAACTATATAAAGAGCGAACCGTAGTTGTCGGGAACACGTACTACCATCATAGTACTGTTGACGACAATTTTTTTGTGCCTAAAGAGTATGTGGAGCAGTTGGATGACTTGCAGACACATGACCCGGATCTATACCGTGTGGCAAGGCAAGGGCGGTTCGGAGTAAATGGCACGTTGGTATTCCCGCAATTTGTTGTAGAGTCGGCTGAACAGGTGTCAGAAGAAATACGATCCATTAAGGATCCACTGGAAAAGAACGGTATGGACTTCGGATTTGTGACTTCTTACAATGCAGCACTCCGCCTGGTGGTGGATCACACGGAGAAGATCCTGTATATTTACCGGGAGTACTACAGCCGGAATAAAACAGATCCGGAGATAGCGGAAGATATGAAAGACTGGAAAGATATTGTGATCAAAGCAGATTGTGCAGAGCCTAAGGCGATTAAATATTATAAGCAATCGGGCTTCCGGATGAAGGCGTGTAAGAAATTCAAAGGCAGCAGGGCGATGTATACGAAGAAAGTAAAGCGATTTAAAAAGATTGTATGCTCCGATGCCTGTCCGAATACGATCGATGAGCTTCAGGACTTGACCTTTGCGGTAGATAAAGATGACGAGATCATTGAAGATGAATTTAATATCGATCCGCATACATTATCGGCAATATGGTACGCTTTGGACGATTACGAGGTTTCGGACTTAAAAGGCGGCGGATTAAGAACACTTGGAACGAGGTGACAAGGTGAAAATAAAAGAATTATGGAACAAAATCAGAAAGGGCGTGAAAGCGGGAATGGCAGCGGTAACAGAGAGCAACGTACTTACGGACAACAGAGTTGTAAGTATGATAGAAAAATTTAAAGCTTCGGGAAAATATAAGTTGATGCAAGAGGGGGAACGGTACTATCAGGTGGATAACGATATTAAGAACCGAAAAATTACAAGGAAAGTAGACGGGCATAAAGAGGAAGAGACATGGAGGGCGAACAATAAACTTGCCCACGCGAAGTATAAAATTCAGGTAGATGAGAAAATTGCATACTTGCTCACAAAGCCGGTTACATACAAAACAGACGGAGCAGATAAAAACGACACTTATGTCGAAAAGGTCAAAGATGTACTTGGGAAACACTTTCAGTATCAACTTACACAACTCGGATATGAAGCATCAAACAAAGGGATTGGATGGTTGCATGTATATCTTGATCCGAAAGGAAAACTGAAAACAATCATGATCCCGGCGGAGCAGTGCATCCCGTACTGGTCGGACAGAAGCCACACAGAACTGGATGCCATGATCCGTGTATACAATACGACGGTATGGCAGTATAACCAAGAGAAAGAGATTACGAATGTAGAAATTTGGACAAAGGACGGCGTAAAATATTACCGTTTAGAAGGACAAATGCTCGTTTACGATAACGATAAAAGTATGGATGCAGGCGGACCCGTAGCGCATTATAAAAGTGTAGAGGAGTGGGAAACATGGGGGAAAGTGCCATTCATTCCGTTTAAAAACAATCAGATCGAAATGCCGGATATCAAATTCGTGAAGAGCTTAATTGATGGCTATGATTTAGGGCGCAGTGAAGCGGCGAACTATATGGATGAGGTCAAAAACCTGATATTTGTCTTAAAGGGGTATGGAGGTCAAAATCTATCAGATTTTATAAAACAGCTCAATGAAGACAGAGCAATTTTGATCGATGACACAGAAGATGGAGGCGTCGATACGCTTACGCCGCAAATGGATATTACTGCATTGCGAGAGCACTACGAGCAGTTAAACCGCGATATTGTAGAGAGTGGGCAATCGGTAAATAAAGATTTGGACAAATTCGGATCAGCGCCGTCCGGCGTGGCTTTGAAATTTATGTACAGCAGTCTTGACCTTAAATGCAAACTTATGGAAACGGAGTTCAGCAGAGGGTTTGAAATGCTATTGTATTTTGTGGATCTGTATTTGCAGATTTCCGGACAGGGAGATTACGAAAAGATTGATGTAGGGTTGGTCTTTAACAAAGATATGGCGATAAACGAGACGGAGCAGATTCAAAATTGCAGCAATTCACAAGGAATCGTATCAGACGAAACACTAATCGCGCACCATCCTTTTGTGTCTGATGTGGAAGAAGAGTTGAAAGCACTGAAAGAACAGAAAGCAGCAGAAGGACCAGCATGGGACACAGCACCGCCAGTAAAGGATGATGGAAATGGAGAAGAATAGTGAATACTGGGAAAAGCGCATAGCTTCGGAGACATGGAAAGTTTACAATTCCTTAGAGGAAAAGAATAAGGAGCTGTTGCAATTTTACATTGAAGCAAGCGAAAGCGTAAAGGATGAGCTCTATCGACTGGCTGAGAAGTACAGCAAGGATGGAGTTCTTTCTCTGTCTGAAATGTATAAACAGAACCGTCTCACAGAATTGAACGGAAAGTTTGAAAAGATCATAGAGGATCTTGGGCATTCAACGGAAGCATTTGCGAAGAAAAACATGCAGGATGGATTCGCAAAAGTGTATGCGGATACCGCGGCAGGCATGGGAGATCTTGATTTTTCAATGCCGAATAAGAAACTGATGGAGAAGCTGATGGAAGCGCCGTGGCGAGGGGATAATTTTTCGGGAAGACTTTGGAAGAATCAAAAGAAATTGGCAGTTAGTCTGAATGATATTCTGCTTACTGGATTGCAGCAGGGAAAGACGGTAACAGAGATTGCGATTGCGTTACATAACCGGATGGGTCAAGGTTTCAATGAATGTCATAGACTTGTCCGTACTGAGAGTATGCACTACCTGAATGACGCAGCCTTGCGCCGGTACAAAGATGCTGGTGTGGAATATGTTCAGGTTTGGGCAGCACTGGATGAAAGAACCTGTGATATTTGCGGAGGATATCATGAAAAGGTCTATCCGATCGAGAAGTGTGTTCACGTTCCGCTGCATGCGAATTGTCGGTGTACGATCATCCCAGTTACGGATGAGAAATTGATTGCGGCATATGAGAAAAATCATCCTGACGAGTTAGAATCGGATATCGGACAGAAAATAGTAGATCGTATTACTGGGATATCAAAACAGAGAAAGATGTTTGAACAGAAAGTTGAAAATATAAATGATATTTGTGTAAGAACATTATTAACCCAATCGTTGGAAAGGACTACTATAAAAAGGGCAAAAGGAAGAAAGTCTAAATATTCGGCTAGTGAAAAGACGGTGTATTTAGCGGAAAATGCAAAGGTTGATACATTAGCACATGAACTATTCCATGAAATAGATGATGCTTATGGATTAATTGAAAATGGATTGTTAAGTAAATCTGTTATATCTGATTACAATAAGCTGCAGAACCTTGCGAAAGGTTATGGAAAATCCATCAAAGAAATGTTATACTCAAGGTATCCAAAAGCGTTTGAAGATAATATTACGGATATAAAGTTGAAGGAAGCATACAGAGGGATATCAGACGTTATTCATGGTATGAGTAATAGTGATATTTTCTTAGGGTATGGGCATAAAAGAGCAGGATATTGGGACAAGGAAAAAGCACTTGAAAAAGAAACTTTTGCACAATATGGAAGAACTGTGTTTAACGGGAATGAAGATGCAATAAAATTGTTTCGAGAGCTGTTTCCAAATAGTTGGAAGGAGATATCCGAAACTATGGAGAGGATGATAAAATAATGTGGTATGGTAAAGATACATCTGAGCTTATTGAACTTAAAGAAAAATATGAGAAGAAATTTGGGTATAATCCTGATGGGGAAATGGAACTTGAGTATGGTCAAAGTGATTATAAAGATTATGTTCGTGACATTAAAAGGGCATTAGCGACAGGAAGAAATTTAGCAGATTTTGTAGAGTAGATACCACCGGTCGAATACGATTGGTGGTCTTCTTATATTCAGAAAGCAGGAAAGGAGGAAGTGCTATGAAAGCAGTATGCGTTAAAAGCTATTATGACAAGCAGCTGAAGAGGAAAGTAACGGTAGGCGATGAACTGGAACTGATAGATGATCGATTTAAAGAATTGTCCACGACAAGTAACGACGCAAAAATGACGTTGGTAAAAGCAAAGCCTGAGAAAAAGGCGACTGTAAAGAAAAGATAAGGTAATCCTGAATATCTCCCTGCTCCGGGTTACAGAGCGCACGAAGCATCCGCAAGGGTGCTATTTTTCTACCCTTTTTTATAGGTTGCAGGGTATAAAGAACAACGGTACATCCCAGTACCGGGAGAGCCGGTATAAAAATCTATGGAGGTAAAGAAAAATGGAGTGGTTACAGAAAATTTTATCAAATGTGGTTTACGGGGCAGATGGGAAGCTGGATGTAGAGGCTACCATGAAAAAGGTGAATGAGGAAGCACCAAAGCATATCATTCCGAAAGAGCAGTATAACGGAAAGGTAAAGGAGCTTGAGACTGCAAATAAGACAATCGGGGATCTGAAAAAGAACAATGCCGATAACGAGGAGCTTCAGAAGACGATCAAAACGCACGAAGGGACAATCAAGCAGTTAAAAGCTGACCATGAGAAAGAGATTAAAGGCATGAAGATCGATGCGGCAATCAATAAGGCACTTGCAGATAACAATGCGAAACACGCGGAATTGCTGGCAGGGAAAATTGACCGTGAAAAACTGATCGTTTCGGATGATGGAACAGTTTCAGGACTGGACGAGCAGATGAAAGGCTTGAAGGAAAGCTATAAGGATCTGTTTAATCCTGTTTTGTCGGGAAGAAATCCGGCAAACCCTGACGGAGGTGGTTCAGGGGTAACGGCATTTGATACACTTGTGCAAAACGCCGACAGCATGACAGCTGAAGAAGTGGCGGCGCAGTTTGCGGCGATGGCAAAAGAATAAGAAAGAGAGAGGATGAAAGAATATGGCAGCAGATAATTTTAAACCTACCCTTTGGGAGGGAGCGCTTCTTGCGAACTTCCATTCCGTATCGATTGCGGACGTATTGGCAACAAAACCAACAGAAATCAAAGGAAATAAAGTTATTTTTAACCGGGTTGCAGGGGGAACACTGAAAGATTACTCGGGAAGTGTGGACTGGGATGACATCGACACGACTCCGGTAGAAATGGTATTTGACAAGAAGAAATATTTTGCGTTTGCACTGGATGATGTGGATAAGGTGCAGTTGAAAGCAGATCTTTTGTCGGCGACAACGAAAGAACATGCGGCGGTCCTTGCGGAGACGTACGATAAAGACTTTTTCGCGGCGTTGTTGGCAGGGACAAAACTTCTGATCGGAAGCTCCTCTGCGAAGAAGAAAGTAACTGCGGCAAGCGCATATGATTACATCGTAGATCTTGGAACGATGCTCTCCAAGAAGAAAGTTCCGAAAGTCAACCGTTTCGTGACGGTAAATGCGGACTATCTCGGATTACTGTCCAAAGATAAGCGCTTCACGGCAAACCCGAAAGTATTAGAAAACGGAGTGGTAGAAGGTCAGACAATCAACGGCATGCAGGTGATGTGTTCCGAGGAACTTCCGGCAAATGTCATTATTGCAAACCATAAATCTGCGATTGGTGCGGCGAAACAGATCAATGAAGTGGAAGCGATGCGCTTACAGAATAAGTTTGCAGACGGAATCCGTGGACTTTGTGTGTACGGCGATAAAGTACTCCGTGACGATGCAAGTGCAGCATTATATTTTGAAGTCGGAACAGCGGCAGATGCAGATCCGATCAACGTCAAGATCACAAACGATACAAAGAGTCCGGTAAACACAAAAGAGGTATCAGCCTAGAGGGGGAGTAATCCCTCTCTTTTTGAGGTGATGAAGAATGGAAAAAAAGGTTTTAAAGGAATTGTTGAAGCGTCCGGGAATGTCTGAACAAGACTGGGAGCTTTTGGAAGACATGATCCACGACAGCATCATCGACATGCGGAGTTACTTAAATTATGAGGATGAAGAGTCACTGCCGGAAGGGGTAATTCCGGCTGTAAAAGAACTGACGCTGATCCGTTTTAATAAAGATGGAGTCGAGGGAATTGCAAGCGAATCCCAAAGCTTCGGCGGAAGTACGACATATATGGATTCTCTGCCGGATCAGGTAAAGCGAACGATCAGAAGATATAGAAGATTACCGAGGTGATAGATATGTCAATTAACAGAGATATGAAACCGTATCGACTGCAGAAAGAAGAAACTGTCAGAACTCCATCTGGGGCAGAAAAACAGAAATGGGTTGATACGGGCGAGGTAAAAGCTGCCGTTTACAAAAAAACGACATGAAGGTGGCCACATCTGCGACTTATCTGGAATCGACACATATAGGACTGACGCGCTGTAAAAGTATCAAAGCAGAGGGATACCGCCTTGTAAAAGACGACGTTGTCTATCGGATTATAGATTGTAATCCGCAGGGACGCATGACGAATCTTCTGCTGAAGGTGGTGGAGTGATGGCAGATAATGACGATTTTGTTCAAAGTATCCGGGACGCAACGGCAAAGATTGCTTTGGACATGGAGAAGAAAGTGTCGCAGGCATGTCTTGTAGTGGAAGGCGAGGCACGTCAGCTTTGTCCGGTCGATCAAGGTCATCTTAGGGCGTCGATCACAAGTGAGACGGAAATCACAGCAGACGAAATTATCGGCAGGATTGGGAGTAATTTGGAATATGCCCCCTATGTGCACAACGGTACAGGAATTTACGCTGTAAACGGAGACGGAAGAAAGACGCCGTGGGTGTATGAAGTGAAAGCAGGAAAATACAAAGGGATGCATTTTACGGTAGGACAGAGACCGAAACCGTTTTTGTCATACGCCATTATCTACAATGCGGCACAGATTGAGAAAATACTCGGGGGTTGATATGGAGATTAGTATTAAAAACTACATTGAAACGGAGTTCCCGGAACTGTCGGGCAAATTATATCCGGTATTTACAACAGTGTTAGACGACTTAAGTGTAGTTTACACATTTACTCCGATATCCGGCGGACATGTAAAACAGAGCCAGCTTGAGTTAAAGATTATGCATCGGGATTATGATACTTGCAAAGATGCAGAAGTAAAATTGAAAGATCTGCTCGATATGGAAGAAGATGATCCTTATATTACAACCGGGAACATCCGTTTTCATTCCAGTATAGCAGGCGGAGGAACAATATTTAATGATGGGTGTCAAATGTTTGAAGATACCCTGTATTTTATCGTTGATTGGAGGAAACGTAATGAAAAACAAGGACGAAATTTTAATCGGAGCGTGTGATGTGTATATGTATGAATTTACCGGAACGGAGATCCCGGAACACGCGACCATTGAAACAGAAGAACATGATGTCGGACATTGCTCTTCTGGGTTTACCGTAAATTATAAGCCGACAAAATACGATGTGAAAAATCAGTATGGACAGATTGTAAAGTCTGCGATCACAGAAGAGGCGATCTCGGCAAAGACGGGAGTTTTATCGTGGAATCTTGCGAATGTGTCTCTCTTATCCACTGGAGTCTACAAGGAAAATAAGGAAGGCAAGAAAAAAGATCTGATTTTTACCGGAGATGGGAAGGCATTAAAAACAGTTTTGCTTAGGGCAGTACACACAAAGGAGAACGGGAAAAAGATTCGTTTTACGATGATCGGACAGGGTGGATCGGGATTTGCAATCGCGTGGGAGAACAAAGAAGTAACGATCGACGCAGAATTAACAGCGATCAAGAAAGTAAAAGGTTTCCTTGCAAGTTTTGAAGAAGAACTTACGGAAGAAGAAGCGGCGGCGATTGTCGCGGCATAGGAGGGCGCAATAAGGTGTTAGATTTAGATCAATACATGAACAATTCCGTGAAAATAAAGCTGTTTGGGAAAGAATATGATGTATTCGAGCCGACAGTCGGAATGATTTTAGAAATGGATCAGTTAGAGGCGGATCTGTCCGAAGACAATGTGTATGAAAAACGGATCGATGCATGCTTGCTCCTGATAAATCATAACAGGCAGGGCAGGGAGTTTACGGCGGATGAGATAAAAAAACTCCCGCTAGAAGCAGTTATCCGTTTGATTGCGGAAGTATCAGCGCTGCGGCTGAAAGCAGATACAGACCCAAACTCCGAATCCCAGTTCCGGAAGGAGAAATCGGAAAAGCAATCTGCGAAAAGTATTTCCCGACAGAGAACTGGGAAAGAGCATACAGCCTAAAAACAGGAATTATAAAAAGAATAAGTCAGTATACAGGACTGAATTTCCGTGAGGTCTTGGAATTGCCTTATTCTTTTTTCTTGCTCCTAAATCGGGAAAGTTGGATTGCAAGCTATCAATCTTCTAAAGACGGAAGAAAAATTTTGAAAAATTTGTGGAGATTGCAGCAGACGGAAGCGGATGAGGATGCGATCCATAAATTTACGGGAGGGAGACAGAAATGGCAGGAAGCATAAAATTAGCCCCTCTTTTAACAGAGATTAAAGTCGATATTGAAAATTTTAAAAACGACATGGAGAAAGCGTCTGCGATCGGCACAAGCGAGGCAAAGCGGATCAGTCAGGAGATGGAAACGACGGCGAAAGTCGGAGAAAAATTTTCTAAAGCAGGTGATCTGCTGACGAAAGGCTTGACACTTCCGATCGTGGGCGTAGGCGCTGCAACGACAAAAATGGCGGTTGATTTTGAGAGCAGCTTTGCAAAAGTAAGTACACTTCTGGATTCAAATGTCGTGGATTTTACGCAGTACAAAAATGAGCTTCTTGATGCAAGTAGCGAAACGAAGGTGGCGGTTGATGAATTTTCAGAAGCTGTCTATTCTTCAATCTCTGCCGGAGTGGATCAAAAAGAAGCGATCCAGTTCACGACGGATGCGATGAAACTTGCAAAAGGCGGTTTTACAGACGGAGCGAAAGCAGTAGATGTCCTCACGACGGCGATTAATGCGTATGGACTAGAAGCGAGTGATGCCACGAGAGTATCCGATTTATTGATCACAACGCAGAATTTAGGTAAAACAACGGTGGACGAACTGGCATCAAGCATGGGAACAGTGATCCCGGTTGCAAATGCGTCGAATTTCAGCATTGAGGAATTGAGTGCATCTTATGCACAGCTTACGAAAAACGGTGTGGCAACAGCGGAATCTGGAACGTATTTAAAAGCAATGCTGTCAGAGTTGTCAAAAAGCGGAAGTATTGCGGACATAACGCTGCGGGAGCTGACAGGAAAAGGTTTTGCAGATCTGAAAAAAGAGGGGATGTCTACAACAGAGATTTTGAGTCTGTTAAATGTAGAGGCACAAAAGAACGATAAGACTTTGAAAGATATGTTCGGCTCTGTGGAAGCAGGATCGGCGGCGTTGGTGCTGTATAAAAACAACGGCGAAGAATACAACGAAATGCTGCGAGGAATGGAGACAAGCGCAGGGGCGACGCAAAAGGCGTTTGAAAAAATAGATGCGACTCCGGCAGAACAGTTAAAAGGCGCATTGAATGAACTTCGGAACGAAGGAGTACGTTTTGGTGCAGCGTTTGTTCCGGTAATCGAGAAAGTGTCTGATATATTAGGGGATGTGGCAGAAGCATTTTCCGAATTAACAGATGAGCAGAAAGAGAATGTGGTGCAGTGGGGAATCACTCTTGCGGTAGCAGGTCCGGCATTAAAACTAATCGGCGGTGGGGTTCAAACCTATACTAAGTTAAAGACAGGAATAGGAACAGTCACAAAAGCACTTAGCGCTTTCGGTGACGCACAAGAGGCGGCAGGCATAGGAGGATCTGTGCTTGCAAAAAGCTTTACAGGTGCTCTGGGAACATGTGCACCCCTTGCGGCAGGTTTAGCAGTGGTTGGCGCCGGAGTATATGCTCTTCATGAGCAAAGCGATGTGCTCAATTCTACAGTCCTTAAATCGAGAGAGGAAATGTCATGGCTGGAAGAAGCGCTGGCAGACCTGCAAGGAGTTACGAGGTACACGAAAGAAGAACTGGAAGAAATGGGGTATGTACATAAAGAATTCAGCGATGAGTTAAGCCCTGAATTTCAGGAAGCCATGGAAGAATCTACGAAAAAGGTCCAAGAATTCAGTGTGTACTTGCACGAGATCGGATTTGACGGAATCATGACACAGGAGGAAACCGATGGGTTTACGAAACGGGTCAATGGTATATGTGACGAAGTGATCTCGACGATCGAAAGCAGGAAAGAGGAGGCACAAAGTGGACTGAAAGACCTGTTCATCGCAGATGATCAGGTGATTGATGAAAGCGAACAGAAAGTACTGGAACTGTTGTCGCAATCAAGTGATGCGCAGATCAGTGAAGTACAGACGTTACAAGGTGAAATTCTTGCGATCCAGCAAAATGCAATGAATGAAAAACGACAGTTGAATGAGCAGGAAATTGCAGACATCCAAAGTAAAAACGAACGGATACGTCAGATTGAGTTGGAAGCACTGGGAGGAACAGAGCAAGAAATCCTTTATGCAAAAAATGAGTTTGCTGCTCGGGCGCGGACGATGGATCTTGAAAGTGCATCAGAACTTTTACAAGAGAAAGCGAAGATCCGAGATGATGAGATCGTACAGATTCAAGCGGCCTACGACACAGAAATACAGCTACTGCAGAGTAAACTTAGCACATGCAAGGAAGAAGATCGGGCATATTACGAGGAACAGATCGCAAATTTAGAGCAGGACAAGCAGAAAAAGATTACAGAACAGCGTGACCTTTACGATGAATACCTCAGCATTATCGAAGAATACAACCCGAAATTACTGGATGGAATCAGCGACTTGAATGGTCAGATCCTCACAGGAGAGGAGGAAAGGAATGCTGAATATCTGCAAAAGGTACAGGAAAGATATGCGGGATTAGAGCAAATTACACAGTCAGGATGTTATACCCTATATAACATAGAAAAAGGCACAAATGAGGATATCGTGGTCAATTATGATCAGGCAACAGGGAAGATCGTCGGTCTTTACAACGAAGCATCTGGAACACTTGTTGGATATTCGCAAGAAATCCAAGCTGCGACGATGGAGATGGCGCTGAGCGGAAAAGGGTCTTTTGAGATGCTGGGAACATCTTTAGATGGACTGAAAGAGAAGAACGGTGAACTCGTCAATGCGAATGGGGATGTTGTGAGCTCCTTGTCGGACATTAGAAAGTCGGCAGACGGCACGCGGGAAGGAATTGCGATTTTAAACGGAACACCTTGTGAGGTAAAGGTTAATAAAGACGGAACAATCGCAGATTTACGGGCGATTGATGAGGAAGCGAACAACGCTACGAGAGCGAGGACGCTGTCGATCACATTAGCAACGAACGCAATAACGAGCGGTATTAACGCTGCGATTTCAGCAGCGCAGGGATATTCCCATTATAACGGACTTGATAATGTACCGTACGACGGATATCAGGCAGTATTACACAAAGGAGAGCGCGTCCTGACAGCAGAGGAGAACAAGGCGTATAGTAACGATCCGGGGATTGATTACAATAAGATGGAAAAGTGTATGAAATCTGCGGTCAGGGAACTTACTTTATCAGTGGGCAGCAGGGAACTTGGTAGAATTATGGATGAGCATTTGCGAGAAAGGGGGATTCTTTAGCATGGATGTGTATTACATTAATCATTTAAACGAAAAGATTCTCCTCGACTCTGAAAATGTGATTTTGAAGTATCAAGAGTTGTTCAACTATTCATGGGATGCAGATACAGACAACGGGAAAATAACGTCATTTACAAGAGAAATGGCAACATATCCCATTACGGTTACTGTAACCGCGGATTCGGATGAGGAATTTGCGGACATCCTGAATAATTTCCACAGCATCGTTGTAAAAGACATCATAAATCACAAACCCGGGCGGCTGTATATTGGAGATCAGTATTTGTCATGCTATATATCCGGCGATATAAAAACGGATGCGTTTATGGGTGTTCCGATACAGGTTAAAAATCTTACCGTTGTGACGGATCATCCGTTTTGGATTCACGAGGTATCAAGATCTTTCCAGCAGATTATATCGGGGGATGATCCAGAGGGGCATTTAGATTATGAGTATGATTTTGACTATGATTACACAATGCCATATGGCAGTGATTTGATTTGGACAGTAGATCATTTTGCCCCCTGCGAATTTCTTCTGACGGTTTTCGGGCCTGTGACAGATCCGATGATCTTAATTAATGGGCATTCATATCAAGTTTATACGTCCCTGGAAGAGAATGATTACATGCAGATCAATAGCCGGAATAATACGATTGTTAAATATAGGTCGGATGGAGTCCGACAGGATATTTATGATTCTCGAGCAAAGCAACAGTCGGTATTCGATCTGATCACGCCGGGAAATATCCGTGTTGTTTGGTCAGGAAGCTTCGGCTTCGATCTTAAATTATACTGCGAAAGGAGTGAGCCGAAATGCAAGACGAAAGGCAGTTGAACCTTGCGGATCAGAATTTCCGGGATATCCGTCCAGTGATGGGAGCGGAAATTGATATGGCGATTGGATCGGATGAAAACGATTATGAAATCAAGATTCGGCGCGATCAGTGGGATGACCGATATAAGTATGGGAATGTGTTTTACATCAATGATACAGAGTTTGGCGGTATTATCGGGAGGAAGAAGATAAACACGATAGATAGCACAATATCTTTATTTGGCAGGACGTGGAGAGGAATGTTGGAAAAGAAAATCATTCGACCACCCACTGGGCAGGATTATAAGAAAGTATCCGGTGAACTGAGTGCAGTGTTAGATGGTCTGATCGCAGAACATTTCGGTGATTATTTTGTTGTATCCCGAAGTGATACGGGAATATTTGTAACTGATTATCAATTTGATAGGTACTGTACTTTACTGGCGGGTCTCACAAAGATGTTAAAAAGTGTCGGGTATCGGTTACAGATACGGTATGTACAGCAGGAGAGAGGGCAACCCGGATACGTGGAATTGTCGGCAGTACCGATTGAGGACTACTCGGAAAAAATTGAACTGTCACAGGACAGCAGGTTGAACTTTACATTTGATGAAAATAAAAACGGTATCAATCATTTGATTTGCCTTGGAAAAGGCGAATTGCAGGATCGGCAGGTGATTGATCTGTACGTCCAGGAGGACGGCAGTATTGGCAGAGATTTGTTTTATACAGGAATCAGGGAAGTTTGTGGGGTATATGAAAATACGTCAGCAGAGCGTGATGAGTTGGAAGAAAAAGGAAGAGAAAAGCTGGCGAAGCTTATGAACAGAACTATTTTTGAAATGAATGTTGAGCAGTTAAAAATGAATGTTGAGATTGGGGATATTATCGGCGGGCGTGATTACGGCACGGGGATGTATGCGGCAAAGCCGATTGCAAAAAAGATTTACCGGGTAGCGGGAGGAAAGACCTCTCTTGAATATAAAGTAGAAGGAGATGATTAATTATGGAATTAGTAACAGGAAGATCGGGGAAGCCGCACATCACATCACAGCAGGTTCGGCAGCTTCAACAGGGTATTTTTGGGGAGAATGCCTGTATCCTTAATACGGGAAGTATGCTGACACCGGAAGTGCAGAGCTCAAATAAAATCCGTATCAAAGATGGCGCGCTGATGTTTCAGGGTGCTCTCTTTACTGTTAAAGTTGGGGTTTACGATGAGGTAACTATCAACAATGGTAATCAAGGAATGAAGAGAAAAGATGTGATTGCAGTCAAATATACATATGACTCGTCACGAAACATTGAGTCAGGAGAATGGGCGGTTGTGCAGGGTACGCCAGCGGCAAGTAATCCGGCAGTGCCTAGTATGCCGGTAACGGATGGAGATATTCAGGCGGGTGATGCAGAAGTGTATTGTCCGGTATTTGTAATTAATTTGGATGGGATAAATGTTACGGGCGTCGATATCATACCTCCGATGATGGACGACATGTCTACGATAAATAAATATTTGTCACAATTACAGTCGTATCACGATAAAAAGACGCTCACACCGACCGATCTGGGAATAAGGAACGGAGTGTGGGAATCCATAGCAAACAATTCGTATAAAACCGGGAAAACGATACACCTAAATATGGAAATTTATACAACTGCCACAATAGTTGCAAACTATGTGTATGACAATGTTTTTACAATACCGTCACAGTATCGCCCATTAAATGATACTATCGTAAATGCAATAGCGTCAGATGGGGCGTACAAAAACGCGGTTGCCTGCACAGCTATGGTAAAAGAAAATGGTAATCTGTTTATCTGCATACCCAAAGCGACAAACAATTATCTTTTTATCGACGCGGAGTGGGAAATTAAATAACGCTTATCACTTCCATGTTCCACGCACATAATAGGATAAAGTAAAGCTGGCTTTCCCCCATGATGTTGCGGCGAGCACATGGTATTTAAAACCGGATTTGAAATTGTCGGAAGATCCATAAACATTTCCCCAAATAGCTCCACCACCTCCGATTGACAAAACTGGACGGCATGAAGTTTTGGATGCGACGGGATATTTAACGGGAAACTCGATCGACTGATAGATATTCCCAGCTTTTGCATCGATCGCGCAAGTTAAATTTGAGTCAAACCACATTTCGAGCGTTCCGTCATTCCACTTACGATATTTCCCATTGGGATTGTTACCTTCCTCGACAATGTAGTTTTTAGTTTTCAATGTCTTATCACGTAACTCCGACAAATATTTATTTTCCCAAAAGATTAAGAAAGGATTGATTTTTATGAAGCTTATTTTTAATGATGCAACCGAGATTATTGTTCAGCAGGTTGAATCCCACGGGGATTATCTGCGAATTCTGACGGTTGGAAATACTCCGGAACAGTTAAAGGTGCTGTTTACTGATCAAAGCCGGACAGTCCACATGATTGTGCAAGAGCGAGGGCAGACTGTAGCTGCGCACGAGGGATATACAGCATTTTACAGGACGGAGATTTATACCGGGAAGATTTACGGCGTGGTGATGTACAAGCAGGAAACCCTTCCGGAAACGCAATCGCAGATGATTCAGGCAGCTATGCTGGTTGCGCAGATGCAGGCGCAGACATTTGATGATGAGCAGGCGCAGGCGGTCAAAATACTCTATCCGCAGTGGCAAGATGTAATAGGGCAGACTGTTGAGAAAGGGTATAAGTTTGTGCATGGGGATGTGTTGTATAAGACGATTCAAGATAGCTTACTGATCCAAGAACAGTATGTTCCGGGCGAGGGAACAGAGAGCCTGTATGCTGTCATTGATGAGACTCATGCCGGTACGCAGGAGAATCCAATTCCGTATGATGGCAACATGGCGCTGGAAAAGGGCAAATATTACAGCCAGGATGGAGTGATCTATCTGTGTAATAGAGATACAGAAAACCCAGTGTATCATAATTTGAGTGATTTAATCGGATTATACGTGGAAAAGGCAACGGAATGAGAAAGGCGGGTAGCATATGGCAGAGATCAAGGAAGTAAAGACAGAGAAAACTACTGTAGCTGCGGGAGAGCGCATTCGGATCAGCTTTGAGTTCTGGTACGAGCAGGATTATCCCCATGACTATCCCTATGACTACCCAATAGCTTCAGAACGCAAATAAGTTTTAGGAGGATTTAATGATATGAGTGAAATAACAAGAGCTTATGCTGTATATAAAGGGCAGCAGTATAATGCGTCATATAATTCGGGAACACAGTTGTGGAAAGTGGATATCCCATCGGGAGCGGAATCGTCCTACGGACAAAACAATCATACATATCCAATCGAACTCCATGCCTTTGACGCAGCGGGCAACGAGACGATCATGCACGCCACCGACGGGACATATGGAGATCAGTTAAACATCCGTGTTTTGGAAAAGACGAAACCCGTCGCAAAGATCATCTCCCCAACCCAGGGCAGTGTCCTTGGATCAGCAGCGCAGGACATCAAACTTGAGCTTTCTGATGCCGGCGGCTCCGGTCTTAATATGGCATCTGTAATCTTTAAGGTCAACAATGTTCAGGTTACACAGGGCGTATCATGGGCAGATCAGGGTGGTAAAAAGGTTTGTACCTACCATGCGACCAACCTGTCGGATGGATCAAACTCTGTATCCTTACAGGTAACAGACAATGATGGAAATGTATCCGATGCTGCGACAGTATCCTTCGTCATTTCAACTTCTGCCCCGACGCTTAATGTTACAAGCCCGCAGGATAATTTGCTGACAAACAGCAACAGGGTAACAGTAGCAGGTACTGCTGCGGCCGGATCGGATGCGGTAACGCTCACAAGCGTTAAGATTAACGGGGAGACCGTGTCCGTTGGATCAGGAGGGGCGTTTAGTAAGGAGATTACGCTTAAAGAGGGAGCAAACACAATTACAGTAGTCGCAGAGGACAGCATCGGGAAAACTACATCTGTTACAAGACATGTCACAGTTGATACTAAAGCGCCGGTTATATCCGATGTCGAGGCAGAAACTACAACCGTGGATGCCAACGGCACGATCCATCTCACCTTTAAGGTGACGGATCCGGCAGACTGATGATTATCAGAGTATGGGGCGTTGTAAACTCTACAGAAGTGGAGTTTACACCCATCCCGAACCGTCCCGGGTACTGGGAGGGATATGCCCCGCGACTGCCGGGACTGCAGGCGATCGAGATCTGGGCGGAGTCTGACAGCGGACTGCGGGGACATCTGCAGTGCTCTGTGATGCTTGATTATCACGCGCATACAGAGGCGCGGTTGTTGGGAGATCGGATGGAAGCAAGGTTGATCGACGCGGGCGACAGGGCGCGCCTGTTACTGCTACCGTGGGTGGCACAGCTGGTCACGGCCAGAGATGTAAATGTTCTACAGGAAAATTATATTGCGAAACTGAAAGGCTGCAGAAAGGCGGTGGTATAATTGCTGGAAAAAGTCGGATTTGAACTCGGCGAGAAAAAATATGTTTGTATCAGTGTGCGGAGCACAAATGGAAAGCCGTTTGATGTGACATCAGCAAAGTATGTCTTACGGAATGGGGATCAGGAAGAGAATCTCGGCACATGTGAGATCATGCAGAAAAGCGATACAGAAACCGTCTTGTCTGCACTGATCCAACCGATGATCAAAGGTGGATCATACACGCTGGAATTTACATATGAGATTCCGCCGGAGATTCTAAAGCATGAGGTGCGAATATATGTATCATAAGAGACGTAACCACATGGAAATCAGAGCGAGACCGTAACAGGTCTTATTTTTATGTATAAATCAAAAGAAGGGAGACTTATATGCCAGACACAGTTGTAGTCGCTGTTTTGTCCTTGCTCGGAACGCTGATCGGAAGCTTCGGGGGTACACAGCTTATCAAATATAGGATAGAGCAGCTTGAAAAGAAAGTGGAAAAACATAACTCTGTTGTAGAACGGACGTATTTGTTGGAGGAAAAAATAAAAGTAGCGAATCATCGTATTGATGATTTGGAAAGGAAGGTAGAGGAATGAAGGACAGAGAATATTGGATAAAATGGAGTAAAGCGGCTGGGATAAGAGCCGTGAAAACAATAGCCGAGACAGCGATATCTTTAATCGGAGCAGATATGGTAAATATCGTATCTCTTGACTGGGTGAATATTGCAGGAGTATGTGCAACAGCCGGAGTTATATCATTACTGATGAGCTTAAAAGGATTGCCGGAAGTGAATGTGCCGGAGTATAGAGATTCAGAGGGCGAGTAACACCGCCCTCTTTTGTGTGGAAGAAAGGAGAAGAACATGGCAAATTTAAGAGTAATCGATGTAAGCGAACATCAAGGAACTATTAACTGGGATGCAGTAAAAGGACATATCGATGGGGCAATCTTACGATGCGGATATGGAGATAATATTGCGAGTCAAGATGATAAGCAGTGGAAAAGAAATGCAGATGAATGTACAAGACTTGGGATTCCGTTCGGAGTATATATCTATTCCTACGCGACAAGTGACGCACAGGCGAGAAGCGAAGCGGAACACGTCCTTAGATTGATAAGCGGATATAAACTTTCGTACCCAATTTATTTAGATTTGGAGCAGGCCGGAACGGAAACAGGAGCAATACAAAGAGCAAATATCTTCGGAGACATTATCGAAAACGCTGGATACTGGTGCGGAGTTTACGCCAATACAAATTGGTGGACAAACTACCTTGTAGGATTGGAACGGTTTGTAAAATGGGTGGCACAGTATAATTCGGTCTGTACATATCAGGGCACATATGATATCTGGCAGTATACGTCAGGCGGATCTGTTCCGGGAATTTCCGGAAACGTGGATATGAATCATTGTTATAGAGATTATCCAGCAGAAATTACAGGAGGGGATACAAAACCGACGCCGCCGGCAGTAGCACCATCTGGATCTACGCTTGATCTTGTTGTTGGAGTTATGCAGGGAAAATATGGAGACGGAGACGCTAGAAAAAATGCTCTAGGAAATCGGTATAATGAGGTGCAGAATATGATTAACTATATTGCATCTGCCTCCGTAGATACACTTGTGAAAGAAGTTTATGCGGGAAAATATGGAAATGGAGATACAAGAAAGGCGGCGCTTGGAAACAGGTACAATGAGGTACAAAACAAGATTAATGGTTCCTCCGGCGGCGGTGCAGTATACTACACAGTCCAGTCTGGGGATACGCTTTCTGGAATCGCTGCTAAATACGGTACTAATTATCAGGCAATCGCAAATCTGAACGGTATTCAGAATCCGAACTTAATTTATCCGGGGCAGAAGCTACGCGTAAAATAAGGAAGGTGTCTGTATGCGACTTTTAGAAAAAAACAAGCAGAATTTAAAGTATGCGTTACAAGTCGGGGAAGTTCCGATTTACGAACGAGACGAAGACGGAAACATCATATATATTGAGGTGGACGGTCAGAAAGTTCCGGTAGAAACAGGAGAGACAGAAGTCGGGTATTCAAATCCGATTGATTTTAGAGGAAATATTGCAATGTCCGGCGGTGAAGCAGAAGCAAAGTCTTTTGGAGTAGATATCAGTGAGTATGACGCGGTTCTTCTTATGGAGAAAGATAGAATACCGATTGATGAAACGTCTCTAATTTGGCATATGAGCGAAGTTAAACATGCAGACGAACAAAACATTGTAGACAGAAAGTCGGCGGATTACACCATTAAACGTGTTCAGCCGAGTCTTAATTTTACAAGGTATCTTCTGAAAAGGGTTGTGAAGTGATATGGAAAATAGAAGTATCAATATTCTTGGAACAAAATATCAAATTGAAATTCGAGAATTGAAAAATGAGGGAATTGACGGTTTTTGCGATTACACAAACAGATTGATTGTTGTAAGAGAAGACAATTACAATAAAGTTGGAAATTTTGAAATATTGCAGAAAAAGCAGTTGCGACATGAAATTCTTCATGCATTTATGGCTGAATCGGGGTTGCAGAGTAATTGGCAACATATTGAAGAATTTGGACACGATGAAACAACCGTTGATTGGTTCGCAATCCAATCACCGAAGATTTTCAAGGTTTTTCAAGAATTGGATATTTTATAGGAGGTAGACATGAACAAAGATATGAAAGCAGGTGCTATTTTTGCGCTTCAAGGAGTAAAAGAGGAAATCGACAATATCATTGCAGAATTGAAAAGAAAAGGTTTTGATGAACCGAAAGGCTTTTCAGTATTAAAAGGATATGTAGACGACAGAATGAACGATTTTAGAAGTGATGAATAATGGCAAAACGAAAATTCACAGCAGACCTTTCGGTAAAAGGCATAAAAGAGTTGCAGAAGCGGTTAAGGGAATATCAAGATTCCCTTAACAAAAAATGTGAAATATTCACAGAGGAATTAGCGAAACGAGGTGTAGAGATTGCGAAAGCAAGGGTTACTACACTTGACGCGATATTTACAGGAGATCTTCTGAATAACATACATGAAAAAAAGGGTAACGGAGATAAAAATTCCGTTATCTTTTTTATTACGGCTGATTCGAGACATGCCGCATTTGTTGAGTTCGGAACTGGACAGCTTGGACTTGAAGGTAGCTACCCATATCCATTCCCGGAGGGCGTGGAGTGGAATTATAACACCGGAAAGACAATTTTTGAGATTGCGCCCGGAAAATACGGATGGTTCTATCCGAAAGATGGAAAATGGTATTTTACGCAAGGTATGCCGTCAAGACCGTTTATGTATGAAACATCATTGGAACTCATGCAAGAGATTCCGCAGATTGCAAAAAAGGTATTTGGAGGGCGGTAATATGCTAGATATGTTGGAATCACAAGTTATCACTCGGATAAAGACGCAGTTTTCTAAAAAACTGAAAGACCGTTATCCAAATTTAAAATTTACAAACTCTGACAGAGCCGATACTGTTCCGAAATTCCCAACCGTGTATATACACGAAATGACGGGAGCGGAAACAGGAGAAGACTTACAAGGAGATACGATCAATGCTGTTTGGTCTTCTTTTCAGATCGAGGTAACAACAAATACCAAGATGAATGATGCGAAAGAAGTGATGAATGAGGTTGTACGAATTATGAAAACAATGAGGTTTCAAGTAATTGCAACACCGGAATTTCAGAACACAGACAGTACATATCGAAGAGTAGCACGTTTTCGGCGAATGATAGCCGATGGCGATATTTTATAAGACCGATCATAAAAAGTGATCGCTTACTGCAAAAAATTAGCGGTGGAAAGGAGAAAAAATATGATTGCAGGAATTTCTACATTAGGAATTACATTTGGTTATGGAGTTGAAACAACTGCCGGACAAAAACCAGCTAAATTTACAAAGCTTAATCGAATTAATTCAATTGGTGGAATCACGATTGAAAATGAGCAGATTGATGCGTCTGCGGTTGAAGATGCTGTTAAACGATATATCCGAGGGGCAGCAGATACGGGAGGTTCATTCCCTGTCGGTGTAAACTTCACAAGTGAAACAAAAGAAGAATGGAAAAAGGTTATCGAAGAATACGCAAAGCTTACAGGTGAAAAAAGAATGTGGTTTCAGACGATTATTCCGGGATTTGATGAATCATTCTTTGTAATCGCACAGCCACCAACAGCACTCCCACAGCCGGAGATTGGTCAGAACGAATTGCTCGTAATGGAAAATAACCTTACTATTGAAGAGTTTAAGGGAATGGACACAAAAGTTGATTTTGAAGTTGTGGGGGGAGCTTAAGCTACTTAGATACAAAAGCCGGTCTAAGTAGCGTTTCTGATGAAATGGCTTATACAGAACTTGAAGAAACATATTAAAATATGAGCGGGGCAGTCTTCGGACTGCCCCCTCTGATTAATCGGAGGGAAAAATATGAAAACAATTCAGATTGGGAATGAACAGTATACGTTAGAATTTAGTTTTGAAGCGGCAGAAAATAAAGCAGTTGTGCAAAGGATGTTTAATGCTTTGTCGATGTCTTATATTGGAAAAAGATTGGATTTAGAAGGTAAAAATAGCAAAGTAGAAATTGCTGCTGCAATGATTGACGGAACAGCAGATTTGATATCTGATATGCCACATATTTGTAAAGATGCTTTTTATGCCGGATTATTGGAACATCATCATGTGACTTTTGATGAATCAAAAAAACTGATGAAACAGTACATGAAAGAGAAAAAAATGTCCTTTAAAGGGCTTTATGAAGAAATAAAAGAAACGATGGAAGAAGATGGTTTTTTCGATTTGACGGGTCTGACGGAGATGGTTGCGGAGATGAACAAGCAGGACGAGGAAGAAGTGAAAAAAGTGCCGAAAACACCACAGGATCACAAGAAAAAATCGACTTCCACAAAATAATATGGGAAGAATACTTTAAAAATGCGTTAAGAATGGGAATTTCTCATGAAAGCTTTTTGCGCCTTACCCCAAAGAAATTAGAAATATATGCAGAAGCATATAAATTGATGTTACGTGATAGGGATTACGAAAATTGGCTCATGGGGCAATACAATATGAAAGCCTTTTCTGTTGTTCTGGATCAAGTATTAGCTGGAATGAATAAAAGAAAATCAAAAGCAAAATATTTCGAAAGTCCTATTTTGGAAATGGCGGAAAAGAATAATGAACCGTTATCCGAAAAAGAGTTGCAATTACAAAGGGAATTATTTGTTGCAAAACTTGAAGCGCTGAAAACAAATTTTGAAATTAATCATAATAAACAGTAGTGTGTCAAAACCTACTGTTTTTTTCTGGCTATTGAACGGAGATAGTCACTGACCTAAAAAAGTTATAGGAAGGATGTGTGAAATGGGAACTACAGTAGACAGCCTTGAAATACAATTACAGGCGCAAGCTGGAAAAGCGAATAATGCAATTGACACATTGATAACAAAACTAGGGACATTAAACACATCTCTCACGAAAATCAACGGAAGCGGTTTATCTGGGGTAGCAAATGGTGTAGATAAACTAAGCCGTTCTATGCAAGGTTTAAAAAATGTTGGAACAGCAGATTATACAAGATTTGCCAAGGGAATTGAAAAGATTGCAAATTTGAACAGTGGACAGATTTCAAAGGCAGCAAGCGCGATTGTAGGTTTCGGGAAAGGCTTGCAAAGCCTTAACTCAGTGAATGTGTCTAAAACATCTGAGCAAGTTGCAAACTTAGCAAAGGGAATATCGCAACTTGGATATAAAAGCTCTACAAAAGCGATTGAAAACATACCTTTGCTTGCTAAGTCTATGCGACAGTTAATGTCTGAACTATCTAAAGCACCTAAAGTAAGTCAGAACTTGATTGATATGACAAATGCATTGGCAAAATTGGCTCGGACAGGCGCATCTTCCGGTCGTGCGGCGAATGCTCTTAGCGGAAGCCTTAATACTTATACAAAATCTACACATAAGGCAAGTAGAGGAACAAAAGGACTTGCGTCTGCACTTGGAAAGATGTACGCAACGTACTGGCTATTATTCCGATTTGTTGGGAAAATAGGAGATTCCATAACCATTGCATCAGACCTTGTGGAAGTACAGAATGTTGTAGACACTGTATTTGGCGATATGTCAAGCAAAGTGGAAGAGTACGCACAAAACTCCATTAAACAGTTTGGAATGTCTGAATTGTCATTTAAACAGTATGCCAGCCGTTTTCAAGCGATGGGGTCTGCAATGGGAATTGATACAAGTTCCATTGAAAGTGCAAATTCATTTTTGAATAAGGCAACAGGTGGATATGTCGGACTGTCAGACTCTATGGCAGATGTATCCTTGACATTGACTCAATTAACGGCGGATATGGCATCGTTCTACAATGTCAGTCAAAAAGATGTTGCGGAAGATTTGTCCGCTATCTTCACAGGGGAAACAAGACCACTTCGTACGTACGGTTTGGATTTAACACAGGCAACACTTGCAGAGTGGGCGATGAAAAATGGATTGGATGCAAATGTTCAGTCTATGTCACAAGCTGAAAAAACGATGCTGCGTTATCAATACGTGCTTGCCAATACAACATCAGCACAGGGCGATTTTGCACGCACGGCAGGAACATGGGCGAACCAAATTCGTATTTTGCAAGAGCAAATTAAGAAATTTGCTTCCGTCATTGGAACTGGTTTTATCGCAGCGTTTAAACCATTTGTACAAACTTTAAATAAAGTCATGGCGAAAGTCATTGATTTTACACAGAATGTATTAAACGCACTTGGTCAGATTTTCGGGTGGGAATTTGAGATTAGTGGCGGAGGAATAACTGACGATTTAGGAGACGTATCTGGAGATCTAGCGGATTCAGCTGGAAGCGCAGGAGATTTATCTGACAATCTCGGACAAGCTGCTAAAAATGCAAAGAAGCTTCACACTTTAGGGATTGATGAATTGAATATTGTTGAGCCTGATAATGGTACTACTGGTAGTGCTGGAGCTGGTGCATCAGGCGGATCAGGTGGTGCTGGTTCAGGTGAAGTGGGCGGTTTAATTGCCAACTTTAAGCCGAACGATAAGATGTTGGACGCATATAAAAGTAGCATTAAAAGTTTAGAACAGTTAGGCAAATATATAAGCGTCACATTATCAAACACGTTAGAAAAAATTAACTGGGATTCCGTGTATGAAAAAGCAAAAAATTTCGGAACAGGGTTGGCGGATTTTTTGAATGGTTTAATAAAACCTAGACTTTTTTATGATTTAGGGAAAACTGTTGCTAATTCAATCAATACAGCTTTTCAATCTGCAAATGCGTTCGCTGTAGAGTTTGACTGGGAAAATTTAGGGGAATCTATAGCAAAGAGCATAAAAGGATTTTTTGAAAATTGGGATCCTGAAATCGCAGCGGATACATTTAGTAATTTCGCCAACGGAATTTTAGAGTCTTTAACGGAATTTATAAACACTTTACAAGACGATAAAACATTTGAAGATATTGGTCAAAAAATAGTTGATTTTATATGCGGAATAGAGTGGGGAGATTTAGCTTGGAACTTATACAAATTCGGAAAGGCATTAGTTAAAGCTATGGCGAACCTTCCGAATGATTTTGCACGAGGCGCATTGCAATCACTGGTTGATAAAATCTTTAGTGAAGACGCCGAAGTTAAAGTCGGAGACATTGCATTACCCCCAACGAGTCTTTCTGGATTAATGTTGCAATTAGGAAATATTAAGGAATGGGTTGGAGAAACAGCATCATCAATAGGCGAACAATTCAGAAAAGGATGGGATGAAGCAAAAAAATCTTGGGAGAACGGAAGTGGATTTTTTGAAGGATTATGGGAAGGAATAAAAGTAGTATTTTCTCCTGTAACGGAATGGTTTGGCGAAAAGTTTGATAAAGGGTATGAAGGTATTAAAAAAGCTTGGTCATTCATTGAATCTTGGTTCTCAAAAAAATGGGAAGCCATTAAATCTCCTTTTAAAAATGTGGGTCCGTGGTTTAAAACGGCTTTTAAAAACGCATATGATGCCATAAAGAACATTTGGAAGGGGTTAGGAGACTTCTTTAAAGAAATTGCAGAAAACGCATTTAAGCCTATTAAAACACTTGTGAATGGCGTTATAAAAGGTGTGAACTGGGTGCTTAAAAAAGTGGGATCAGACACACGAGTAAGTGAGTGGGATGGAATAAAGTTCGCTAAAGGATCGGATGGAGTTCCGCAAAACACACTTGGAATCGTGAATGACCAAGCAGGATCAACTTACAAAGAGCTTATTATTCCGCCGTCAGGAAAACCGTTTATACCCGATGGGCGAAATGTCATGTTGCCGCTTGAAAAAGGTACAAAAATAATGCCCGCGAATCAAACAAAGGCGTTTATGTCAGGCGCTCCACATTTTAAAGGCGGAATAGGTGAGTTTTTTGAAAACGCATGGAGTTCGGTAAAAAGTTTTACAGGGAATGTGTTGGATTATCTTACAAACCCAGGAGAAATTGTAAAAGTTGCAATCAGCAAGTTTGCAAATATATCAAATTTATTTGAACCGTGGTCGAGTGTGGCAGGTGGAATTATAAACAAGACATTTGATGGAATTGTACAGTATGTAAGCGGAATATTTGATTCAATACAGCCAAAATATAACCCATCAGCCGGAGTTGAACAATGGAGAAACATTGCCACTAAAGCATTGAAAATGACAGGTCAATTTTCAAAATCAAATTTAGACCTTTTGCTTTATCAGATGCAGACGGAATCCGGCGGAAACCCAAAAGCAATTAATAAATGGGATATAAATGCAATCAAAGGAACGCCTTCCAAAGGATTGATGCAGGTAATTGATCCGACTTTTAGAACGTACGCATATCCTGGATATGATAAGGATATTTACGATCCATTGTCAAACATATTAGCATCTATTAGGTATACATTGGCTAGATACGGAAGCTTGTCAAACGGCTGGAAAGGTCATGGATATGCCAACGGAATAGGAAAAATTACATTGGCAGATTTAATACCGAAGTATTCAGTAGGAGGATTCCCGGAAGACGGATTGTTTATGGCAAATCATAACGAGTTGGTAGGGACATTTTCCGATGGAAGAACTGCGGTTGCAAATAATTTGGATATTCAAAAAGGAATTGAAGAAGCGGCATACAGAGGTTTTTCTCGTGCAAATATGGAAAACCGAGAGCAAGAAAACCTATTGAGAGAATTGATACAAGCGGTTAGAGATGGAAAACGAATTGTAGTAGACGGAAGAGAATTAGTGTCGATCACAGATTCGAGACGTGCAAGGAATGGATATTCGTTTACTTAAAAGGAAAAGCGCCTACTTCGGTAGGTACTTTTTTATTAAAAAACAGGAGGTTGAATATGGCATTATCATCGTTTTTGAACGTAAATGGTTATGACTTTCCACCGCCGAGACGCGGGTTTTCATGGACGATAACAACGACAGTAAACGGTGGAAGAAATGAGAACAACGCAGTTATTGGTCAAAGAGTTGGAAGGGATTTGTACAAACTTAGTAATCTCGAGTGGGTCGGTCTTAATCCAGAAACTCGAAAGATGATGTTAGATGCCATAAAACCATTTTACGTTCCTGTTACATTTGAAGATATGGCGAATCCGGGACACCCGATCACTATTATAATGTACCCCGGAGATAGGAGCGGAAAACCGTTATTTGTAGATAGGCTAACTCATATGGTAACAAAAGATGAGACGCTTTCATTTAATTTGATTGACGCCGGTTTGGAGTGATCGTATATGCAAATGGCAAGTAAAGAATACATAGAATCAATGAAACTTCCGTTTCGGAATAGAGGATATGTAAAAGTAAGCATAGGAGTTGTAAATTCTGATGCACAGAACAATGCTAAAGTAACAAACACGGAATTATTGTATCTGGCAAATAAAGAAAAACCGTTTGATGGTTACGATGTAAATAAAATATACGCAACATGTGAACAAAATTTCTCAAAAGTCGATGGGACAATGTATTTTCCGCCGCGAAAAGATAGTGGATTAGAAATTTATAACAACGGAATCATCACAAATGAAATTCTTGGAAGTGCGAAAATAGAATTTACAGATAAATCAGGATTAGACATAAAAGGAATAACAATAGATTTCGGTCATTGTTATCCGACAGAATTTACTATAGAGACAAATTTGACCACTAGAATCTATAAAAATAGTTCGGAAAAATTTGTTACCGAAGATTCTTTTGACGGAACGAATTATTTTTGGATAAAGCCAAAAACTATGGTGAATGGGAAAGGCAGACTCAGAATTGGAAACATGATATTTGGAATTGCAAATACATTTACAAATGAAAAAGTGATGGGTTGCAGCATGAAAGAATATGTTTCTCCGATATCAGAAAGTATTCCAAGTATGGATGTTTCTATCAAGGTTGATAACCAAGATTTGTATTATAGCGTAGACAATCCAGAAAGCGCTATTGCGTATATGGAAATAGGACAGGAAGTGAAAGTTACCTTCGGATATGATGTGACAGGAAACGGTGATATAGAGTGGCTTAATGAAACAACGACATATCTTAATTCATGGTCAGCAAATGACACAGAGGCTGTATTTACATCAACAGATAGATTTTATCAGTTGAGGGATAACTTTTACGGAGGAAAATACAGAAAAGATGGAATCTCTTTATATGATTTGGCTTTAGAAGTTTTGGAAAGCGCTGGAATTACAGATGAAAGAGAATATTATATAGATCCATATTTAAAAAAGATAATTGTGTATAATCCACTTCCAGTTGTAAGTCATGCAGAAGCGTTGCAGATTATTGCAAATGCCGGAAGATGTGCATTGAGAGAAGATAGAAAAAATAAAATCATATTGCGTTCATCATTTGTTCCCAATATGATTGCCGAAACAAATGATATTGCAAATTTTGGTAAGATAGACAACATCTTGAAAGAGAGTAAAAAAGATGCTTACGCAAATGCAAGTAAAGACTTTTCCGTAGTAGATGGAAGTCTTTATTTTTTGCCGAAAGACAATAATTACCTAAATACTGGATATGTAAGCGATTCTGTTTCGGATGGAAATGGAATATTTCAAAAAAACCCGAAAATCACAGTGAACTTGGAATCTTCATTCGATGCGTATGGCTTGATTATTAATTTTAGAAACACAGCACCGGAAGAATTTAAAATAGTAACATATAACAATGGAGTCTTAAAAGAAGAGTTTATTGTAAAAAAACCGGATATTAGTTTTTTAACAGATCATGTTTTTCTTGAGTTTAATAAAATGGTAATTGAGGTAACAAAAGGATATTCAAATTCAAGATTATTCATAGATAATATTTTGATTAATGATGTTACGGATTATAGATTGGACAGGGTAAGGGATTTGATTAAAAATCCTACCGGAACACGATATGAAAAAATAAAAAATATTGTGATTACTAGAGAAAATTACAAGGAAAGCACCGGAGCGATTGAAGAGCTTATCCAAGAAACAGTTTCTTTTGAAAGCGATTCTGAATATACGATTTACTTTAACAGGCCGTCATACGGATTTAAAGTATCAGTTCCAGAAAATCCAGAGTTAAAAGTGAGTATTGTTGATTCAAGCGATTTTTACATTAAAGTGCGAATCACTAATATAAAGGCAAAAACAGATGTAAAAGTAAAGGTTGAGGGATATGAGTATCTTACAGAAGAAAATAACTACATTGTGAATCACAACGTAAACGGTCAAGAAATCACATGGAATAACCCTCTTATAAGCACAATTCAGCACGCAAAAGATTTGGAAGAATGGATAGCGGAATATTATCTCGGAAACATAGACTACGAAATCTCGTGGCGTGGAGACCCAAAAACGGAGGCGAATGATTTGTTCTACATGGAACTAAAAGGAAGAGAAGACGCTTTGATTCGCTCTTATCAAAATGAAATATCCTTTAACGGAGCGTGGTCTGGAAACATGAAAGCTAGAAAGGTGGAAATGTCATGGAGGTAGATTGGATAAAACCAAAAACAAATTGGGCGTCTACAGACAAAATGAATTTAGAAGATTACAACCGAATAAAAAACAATATCCTATATTTAAAAGAAAAAGCAAATGAAGTTAATAAAGAATTTTCGATTCAAAATATGGGAGAAGATATTGTTGATTATTTGGAGTTGTGGGATTATGAGAAATTCAATTTGTTTGAGGGTAATATAGAAAAGATAAATCAATCAATTTTCACACAGGATATCGGAATCAAAAAGACGTTCTATCCGAATGGAATGTTTATCAAATACGATGAACTTAACAGATTGGAAAAAGCATGTGAAAAAATGAAAGATATTATTGAAAGACAGACTATCGGTCTTAGAAAAATTCCATTTATTCTTGGAAGATTTAAGGAGGTAAGAATATAATGCCAAAGCAAGAATTACCTGTCAATTTTAAAGATGATATATTAGCTTCAAGCATGGCTGGAAAAAGAAAGTACTTAATTACTCAAAACGAAGATGCAAGCTATTCTTTGGAAGACGTAACAGATTATACTCAATCCGGGAGTAATCTAGGGGCTAAACAAATTAATGAAATATGCCAAGCTATAAACGATTCCGCCGATAAATCTAGAATCATAGACAATCTTGATGATATAGTGGCGAACAAAACACCGGGGATGATCGCAGGAGCGCAGGCTGTAGCTGCGCTAAATGCATATTTGTTACAATTACAAGCGCATCATGATAAAAAGACGCTCACACCGACCGATCTGGGAATAAGGGTCGGAGTGTGGACAGCCATAGCAAACAACTCGTATAAAATCGGTAAAACGATACACCTAAATATGGAAATTTATACAACTGCCACAATAGTCGCGAATAATGTGTACGACAATGTTTTTACGATACCGTCACAGTATCGCCCATTAAATGATACTGTTGTAAATGTGACAGCGTCAGATGGGTCATATAAAAATCCGGTGGCCTGCACATCTATGGCAAGGACAAACGGAAATTTGTTTATCTGCATACCAAAAGCAACAAACAGCTATCTTTTTATCGATGCGGAGTGGGAAATTAAATAACGCTTATCACTTCCACGTTCCACGCGCGTAATAGGATAAATCAAAACTTGCTGTATTCCATACCGTAGCAGCAAGCAAATGGTATGAAAAGCTTGATTTGTAGTCATTTGCAGATCCGTACACCTTGCCCCATATCGCGCCGCCAGCTCCTATTGTGAGCACGATATTACATTTTGTTTTTGATGCAACCGGGAAGTTTAATGTAAATTGTCCGCTTGTGTAAATGCTACCAGCTTTTGTTCCGATCGCGCACGTAAATGGAGAATTGAACCACATTTCAAGAGTTCCGTCGCTCCATTTGCGATATTTACCATTAGCATTGCTATCTTCTTCGATAACATGATTTTTGACTTTTCCAGTTTCAGGTTGCAACTCCAACAAATACGCATTATTCAAACAAATAAAAAGGAGAAATACATATGGCATATATAAGATTCTTAGGAGAAAAAACTCCGCACAAAGCAACCGTAATTCCGACAAATAATATCGTTACGGTTAAGTTTGGAACTGATGTAATAGAAAATAAAAATGGGTTTGATCTATTTCTTGATAAAGAATGCACAATAGATATCGGCGGGACTTTTT